CTAAAGTTCGCGGTTTTTGAGTGCCTGCATCTTGGCGATCTGACGGCGGCGTTCGGCTTCGATCCACTCCGAATCACTCATGGTCTTTGCAGCCCGAGGATCGGTGGTGTCTACGACACCAGTGTTCGTTGCGCGAGCCGTCACCGGGGAGATCGGTGCGGGTGCAGACGAGGTTTTCTTGACTGGAGGAGCGTCGGCCAACTTGGCCTCAATCTTCCCAATCTCTTTTGCCTGCAAAAAGGGCGACAGTCGTGCGATGCGTTCGGCTTCCTTGGGGTTCGATCCGAGGTGGTAAGCCAACTCTGGACCAATCTCCGAGGCGCGGATCGTTTCAGCCATAACGTCGGTGATCGGAAGGTTCGGGTTGTAGGCGACTTGATCGAAGTCGTCATACTTGCCGCGCACTTCTTCTTCCTTGTCATGGTACTGCTCCATGATCACAGCCTGCTGCTTGGCAGCTTCCCGTTGCGCAATCAGCTCTTGAGCACGTTTCTCGGCCAGTGCTTCCGCATAGGCTTCAGGTGTCTCGAACTGGTCCGCTGGCGGCAATTCTGCCGGAACTCGGGCTTTGGCTTGCATCTCTGCTTGCTTGGCCTGTTGTTCGCGTTCCCACTTACGTTGCTCTCTTGCGAGGCGTTTGCCGATCATCGCATCGAGGTCAGCCTGGGAGAACTTCTTTTCCTCTGCTGTTTCGTTGCTCTGTTCAGCGACTTCCGGCGCTTGTACTGCGTTTTCCGTGGTGGCCGTCACCTCGGGCGCTGGCGCGGAGTCTACTTCCGCTAGGTTTTGGACTTCATCAGTCATTGGTTGAATCCTGAGATTCCCTGGTCAACTGGGCCAGTACAGTTTTGATTATGCACCCAGTTTACCACTGGGTGCAAGATCGGTTATGCGATGTTGCTTGCTGTGATGGAATTGACGCCGCCGTTCAAAACACCTAAGGTGCAAGAATTAAGCACGTTGGCAACAACTGCAACATAGTCGGTAGCGGCATCGCAACGAATACCGTAACTGGCGGTTCCTTTGACAATATTGCCAGTGATGTTGTTATAACTACCAAAAGTAATGATTCCACGGCTCCCAACACCACCCATGTTGATATTGTTGCCAGTGATGCTTACCAACGCAGACGCAACACTAATGCCGTCCCCAGCAGCCGATCCAGTCATGTTGATTGTGTTATTGGAAACAACAGCACCCTCAGATGTAAGCTGAATACCTTTATCAGCCGCGCCATTCATTGTTGTGTTGATAGTGTTTCCAGTAATTGATACCTCGGAAAATGTGCTGGCGTATACAGGAGCTGCGTAAATTGCTGTGGAGTTCACACTGCTCAATGAATTTCCGTTAATTGTCAATCTAACAATGTCTTGTCCAGCACTAGAGTCTTGGATGTTGATCGCCGCCGCACAGTTAATGACATTACCAACAATTGATAGATCGTGCATATCGGCTTCGGCTTGCACCTGAACACCCACGGCGTCCGCGATCTCCAAAACGTTGCCGCTAATGGTGATGTTGTTACCGGAACGCAACCAAATACCAAGCACCAAGCCAGAACCCGTAGGCGAGCGCATGGTGTTGTTGGATATGACGATGTTCTTTTGACCCGTTGTGCCAAAACGAGTCATGATGAACCCGTCAGAATGCGCTGCGTATGTGCCAGTATCAACCAGCACATTGCCGTCAATCACAACATCAGTGTTTTCATGACCTAACTTGATGTTTGTGCCATTTGAGTCAATCATTGTGTTGTTGACGCAAAGAACTCGGCTAGTGCCGTTAACAAAGTATACGCAAACATTGTTGCAATCTACAAATGTGTTTTCGGACACCTCAACATCAGTGCAAGTGTCGATTCTTAACAATCCCACGAGATTGACTTGGTTTGCCCGATTACCATCCAAGTACAAGTTCTTTACTGCGATGTTTGTTCGACTGGCTGCGGTGATTGCAGAAAGTGATGCGGAAATGGGAGTGTTGTCTGCCAATTTAATCTTGGAAGAAAGCCCGTCACCAGTCAAAGTGACGTTTGACAGAAGTACAACATGTGTCGTTGTTCCAATCAAATACAAACCTGACGGGAAATAGACTTCGCCGCCGCCTGCTGCATTTGCGGCAGTGATGGCGCTATTGATGGCGGCGGTGCTGTCGGTTGCGCCAGTGGAATCTGCACCGTAATCCAGCACGTTGAACGGAGCACCGGATACCATTGAATATGTTGCTTTGGTTAATGCCATGTTTGTTCCTTACGGCTTAGAGTAAGCCAAGATTTCGTTTGTCGTCAAAGTAAACGGCCAATACTCAACAGTGCGAATATGGCCGTTAAGCGGACGTGCGCCGTCATTGCGAGCACCAAAAACCAACTTGTTCATTGTGGGTACAGTACCGGACGTATCCAAGCCTCCTGAAGTAGTTCCATTACCAGCAGCGGAAAAATAATTGGCTTTATAGAACCCACAAATTTTGGCTGGTGTGTTCAAAGTAACCGCGCCGAGCGATCCAAAGTTTGCTTGGTTTGCTGTGTTAGCAACAGTAAATTGATTGACATTGCTGGTGTTGCAAGCCATGTATGTTTCAATCGCAGCAGCACTTCCAGATGACAAAACCATTTGCGCCAATGCTGCGTTGTATTGCGCTACTTGGTACTCGCAAGCGTAAGTCCCCTCAGACGCATTAAACCAATCGCTGAAGTTTGTCCCCGTCATCGTAGCCACATCAGCATTGCGGGTCAGGGCTGCGGTGGTTGTGGGGATGTAGCTGGTGGCGAAGGCTCCTGCTTCGAGTTGAAACCCCCAAACATAAATACCAGATGTCCCATCACCAGCAAAAGACGCGCTGCCGCTGTTGTTGTACAACTGGACGCGCTGGGTTGGCCCTGACGTTCCAGCCATTGTTGCTGTAATCTGACACCTGCGCCATCCATTACCTGCGTCAACAATGGAAGCTGTGGCTCCGGCTGTCGTATTAGCTACGGTGATTGCGTTTAGATCAAAGTCAGTACCAAACCCACCTGCTGACACAGCAAGCCGCAATTGCCCTTTGTAATACCCATTTGCCTTCAAGTACACAGACAACGTAAATGCGCCAGTTGTACCCATTGACTGATACCGATCACACAAATGCGATGTGTTTGTGGTGTTTGGAACAAGTGATTGACCATCTGATGTGCCATCTGGCGCAGTTGTTGCGCTGTTTGTCACAATCGTTGTGGCAGAGTAGTTGTACGTTGGGTTGACACTGGTTGGGAATAAATTGCTGCGCGATTCCTCAATCAGCAAACCTTTGCAAGCCAGTGTTACAGGGTCGTAATCAAACCTGGGGGCGTTGTTGGACGCATACGCAAGAGTGCCGCTGCTGTTTACATACGAAGCAGGGTGTGTAGCGTCAGTCGTTCTTGTGAACGTAATGCGGCTATCCAAGCTGGCAGTTGTAAAGTCAAGCGCCAATTTGGGCAGTACCCGTTCAGTAGCAGTTAAACCAAAAGAAGGAGTGATCATATTGCAGCCGTTGTCGTGTAGTTGAACGAAATACGGATTCGACTGTTTGCAATGAAGTCTGACGCTTGCGCAAAATTACTTGTGTCTGGGTATGCCGTTGCCATAGTTTTATAGATACGGAACGCTGTTGCGGTGTCGTCAAGGCGGATCGACAATTGCTGTGCAGAAGTCAAGAACAATTGTTTGTAGTGAATGATGCCGCCAGCAGGATCGTTGTCGTTTACTTTGTTGTACGCATACGGAAGCGCTCCAATATACGCATCTCCATCAGTAGAACCGCTTGGCGCGGTAACAGCGTCCATGTATAGGTCAATGTCAACAAACACGCGATTCCCAATGCGTGTGAATGCGCCTTTTGCACGATTCAGCGGAAACGTGTAATCGCCGCCAGTAATGGTTGGTGTAAAACTACCCTCGTTGTATCCAAAAATTTCATTACCTGTTGAAAGGCTTTCCACAACAGAAGTTGTTGTACCACTGTCTTGGCTATTTAGCTGAACCGCAACAGTTGTTGACGGAATTTGCCGAATGTTGCCAAGAGACGTGGAAATAAGAGTGTTGCCGATCTCATTGACACGTTTGACTGTAGCGTCAACGTCGATGAAATAGTTTTCTCCTTGACCACCAGTGGTGTACTTGGCCTTTTGCCAAGTATTACCGATCATGTTCAGCGAGCCTAGGTTTTGTGCGCTTACGCCGTTGTAAGCAATTGGTACAGTTCCGCTTCCAGCTTGGAACAAGCAGCCTTGAACCGTTACAGAACCGTTACCGGAACTATCGCCAAGAATTTTGATGTGATCGTTCGGTTGACCAGCATCAAACGGCTGCATATTTCGTGGCTCGAAATACACATCCTGAATTGTGACGGGGCCGTCAAATGTTCCCCCAAGCGTAACGTATATCCCTCGTGGGCAATTTTCAACGTCGCCGCCATAGATTGCAAACGATTCTGCACTTGTTGCGCCGATCCCGGTTGACTGCCCAGACCCAACCATGTTGTAGACACGGGGGTTGTACAACACTACATTGTTTGCGTTTACAACATAAATTCCGTATGTTGAAGTTTGGTTGTCACCATCAACATTCAAATCGTAATGACTGGATGTCCAGCACTCCTCGAAATACGCACCGTACTGTTTTGCTTTGAAAATATCAACATTTTTAGTCGTGAATTTCGGAAAGCAATAGACAGCTTTCAAGCCGTATCCGAAGTAATACGCGCGGATGGTCAAATTCTCAACCGACACATTTTTGCACATACTTCCCGATGTGCCAGCGTAGCTGACAACAGCTTTTGTTAACTCATCAGAAGAAAGCAAAGATGTAATAACAGAGGTTTTTTCACCTTGACCAACCAAAGACACAGAGTTTCCAGCAGCAATTACCAATTCGTCACTTACACCATAAGTTCCGTGCGGAAACAAAACTGTGCCCGCTGAACCAACAGCATCAATTGCCGCCTGAATAGCGACAGTGTCATCCGTCACCCCGTCACCCACAGCGCCAAAGTCCTTGACGCTGACAGTCTCACGCAGCTTGGCTTGGACTGTGGTGGCGACTGCGCCCGTGCCTGCGGGGTCGTATGTCACAACCGAGGCGTTGACAGCATTGCCCGTGGTCTGCACAGCCGTGGTGAACTTGACCTCTGCGCCCACATGCAGACCGGCGGTGAACGTCACCACAGTGCTACTGGTTTCGACGTAGCTGGTGCCCTCGTACTGGTTCACGCCGTCGATGTACACCGTCAGGTTGTTTGTACCTGGCTGATACGTCATCGTGGTCAGCGTGAACACGGTCTGGCCGTCAGTGGCTGTTTGAACCTCAGTTTCAGTCGTGTAATTGACAAAGTTGGAGTTGACGCCGGTGATGTTGTCCCAAGTTGCCAGCAGCACATCGGCACTGGTCTTCAGGACAAACTTGTAAATCTGGCTGTCGGCCAGCCAAATCTCACCGCCATCAGGCACCCGGCCACCAGCATCGAGGATGATGGGGTTAGCGTGGAACGTAGCACCAGCGGAAGACGTGTAGGTAGCCTGTGGTGTGGTCGTGCCAGCAGCGTAGGTGTACAGCTTGCCACCCGACAGAGGGTTGCCGTTGTTGTCGAAGAACTGAGCGCCAGCACCACCGACGGGGGACAAGAACACGGACATATTAGACTCCCAAGTTGCCAGCAGCCACAAAAGTACCAGACACAGGGCTGACAAGAGAAATGACAGCATACTGCCCCATCGTGCTGAACAGGCTCGAATACGAAACAAGAGTAGCTGCACCAGCAGCCACAGTAACTTTACCTGCACCGCCTTGAATGATGGTGCAGTTAAAACCCACACCCAGACCCGTAGCGCATGTGATGGTCACCGCGCTGCCGGAGGTGCAGTAGATGATTTTGGCGTTGTCCGCAGCCGTCAGGGTGCGCGAGGTGCCCGATTCGGTCACCAGTTGGCCGGTCAGCACTTGGCTGACGGTAGCCTTTTTGGTCGTACTGGACTGGACCAGCGGCAGTGGTTCGGTGCCATCGAGCGATGTGACGGCGGTCAATGCGGAAATGGTCTTATCAGCCATGTTTTACCCCAGAAGGATGAGGCCACCGTCCTCTTGCACGAGGTTGTCGCCATTTTCACAGAGAAGATTGCCGACGGCCTGTTCAGACCCTCGGCCACCAAAGAGAGACACCAAGCCACCCAGACCAATGCCGATGGCGTTGCGGGCGACTAGGAAGCTCATTTGGTGTTGATCGGTTTGCAGTACACAGTACCGCCGGTGGACACTTGCAGTGCGCTCACACGCCACACGCCGGACACGGTGGGCTGCACCTTGAACGGGATGGGTGTCATGGCCGGGATCGGGGTGCTGGCGGTCGTTGCCACAGCGCCTTCGCCGACTTCGACGTAGCAGGGCTGGTCAGACCACACCATCACGCCTTCAGGACCGGCGTTCCAGCCAGTCGTGTTGCCAGCGGTGCCAGTATAGGAGGCAGTTTGAGCCGCAAAGTCGGCTTTGGAGAGGGGGTTCAAGAGTTCCATGATGGCTCCTATTATGCGAGGAATTTTAACTTGTACAAGGTGGACAGGTAAAGCCCAACAATCTCGTCCACGATGTTTTGGATGGGGGTGTCGGTCTTTTCGCAGACCTCGTAGCGCATTTTCTCGATGGCATCGAGCGAATCTTGCAGAAACTCGGTCACATTGGTGGTCTTGCGAGCCGATTGCAGCGTCACAGGCCCGATCAGGCCATGACGGCCTTGGTAGGCCTCGGCAAAGTCGTCTGCCAGCCCAATAATGCCCTCGTAGAACTTCTGGAGAGCTTTGTGCTTGGAGTAGCTGCGGGTGTTCAGATGCACGGAGTGGGTCACATCCCGAGCCAAGAACAACTCACCAACAAAATCAGCGGCTTTCATTACATTTGTCCTTCCATTGGAGGCATTTGCTCAGGTATCGGTTGTTCGGCAGGCAGCTCCATCATGGGCTGGTTGCCAGCAACCAGGTCGCCGGTGTCCATCATCGCAGCAATGGTGCCCGCCACAATGTCTTGCACCTGCTCGGGCGACAAGCCAGCTTGGACTGCGCTGATGCGTTTTGTTTCGGCGTCGTAGGCCTTGATCTGGTTGGCCTGTTCCTTGATCTCCAAGTCGCGGGCCTCCATGCTCTGCTGGACGCCTTGGAGCATCTTGTACATGTTCTCCATCTCTTGACCCATAGCCTGAATCTGCATGTTGGCAGCTTGCAGGGCGGGGTCTTCGTCCTCGTTGGCGTTGATGAGCTTGGGGTCGATGGTGCGGGCCAGGCGAGCAGCCAGATCGTCTGCACCAGGCCAGTCCATGTTCTTGACAAACAGGTCACCAGCCACGCTCCAAAGCTGCGGGTTGCCTTGCAGCAACTGAGCCATGCTCTCCAGCGCTTCTTGACGCTTGGTGGCGTAGCCAGGACCAGTGATGACGCGCACGTCGTACTTGCCGACGGACGGGTTATAAATGCGGTCGATGACCACACCGTTTTGGTCCACGATCTGCTTGACGGGTTCAGGCTGCATCGGGTTCATCTTCACGGTTGAAGACTCACCGTCTTCGCCGATGATGCGAGCGATACGTTCTGTGTCGTAAATCTTGGGGATCAAATCCACCAGTTGACGACCAACATGACGAATAGCGCGGGCAAGATTGTCAACGTAATGGTAGGTGCCCACATCGCCTTCACGCTGACGCGCAAGAATGGCCTTGCCAGAGCGCTCGTTGGACCCCATGCCCAGCGATGCGTTGTACTGGCCGGTGGCCGACTTGATGTCCTCCGAGGCGCCAGCCTTGGCTTGCAGCAGGCCGCTGGAGGCCATAGGAGGCTGCGCACGGCTTGGCAGGGGTAGCACCGCACCCTGACCATCGGTAACGTCTGGGTTGACCTCCAGATACGGCCAGTTGGTCGTGTTGGCGGTCTTCCACTGCTGCTCGTAGCCCTCGAACTGACCGCCGTAGCCGATGAACGGGGCTTTGGGGGCCAAGGCCAGCATCTCAGCTTCCTGAGACACCCAGTAGTTGTACATACGCTGGGCGTCTTTGGCGTTGCGTACCAAGCCGCTGATGTAGATACGGCCATCGACTTCGAACTCGTTGCCGACAACTCGCACCACGGGGATGAATTTACCGGCCCAGTCGCCCGATTCGAGGATTTCGTAGCCGTTGATCTTGCACCACTTGACCTTGCGCATGGTTGATTCACGCTGGCGCAGGGGCTTGCCGAACATCATGCGCATTTGCTTGTCTTCAGGCGTACCGTCAAAGGCGGTTTGGTTGCCCGGATACAGGTTCAGAGTGCGTTTTTCAAAGTCGTAGTAGAAGTATTCAGCGATGCGAATCGTGTTCTCGTTGAGCCACTGGCTGATCGACTGATCGCCCACGCCCAGGCTCATGAGGGTCGAAATAGGCGCTGCATCGGGGTACAGACGCTCGTATTCCTGCTTTGTCAGGTCTTCCGTGATGAAGCACCAACGGGCGTCTGCGCCTGTTGGGTCTTGGATCATGGGGTCCATGTAGACGCTGAAACTGTTGCGGATGCGTCCGATCTTCAGGTCTTGGTCAAAGCTGTCTTCGTCGCAATATTCGGTCAGGATACGGATGTAGCCCTCACCGTAGGACACCTGGTTCTCGCAGGCGGTGTCATAGGCCACGTCAGCGTCGCTGATGTACTCGATATGACGGATCACGCCGTTGTAAATCTCGGCCACTTCCTCTTGCGCCTCGTCGTCCGACGGGATCACCTTGATGCCGGGGCGGTTCATGCGCTGCTCGTTGGTCACCTGATGGACGTGCTGAGGCAGCTTGTTGATTGTGAGGGTGGGGCGAGCGTTGATGGTTTGGCCTTGCACCGCGCCACGGGTTTGCAAAACGTCTGCGGGCCACTGCCAGTGGTTATCGGGCGAGCCAGCGTAGAAACGCAGGTCGTCCAGCTCATCTTCACGGGTTTCGGACATGGCCGACACGGCCATTTGCATCCGGGAACGGGCTTCAGCGAGCAGCTTTTGCTCGCTATTGCCGCCCTTGTCGGGGCCGTTTGCCGCAACATTGGCGGCTGCGGTGATGCCTGTGTAGTCTTTCATTGGTCAAAAACCCCCAAAACGTGAGCATCCCGCATAACGAGCAGGTCCTCACCTTCCCATTTTAAGTCCTGACCGATGGAATCTCCAAATAGTACCTTATCGCCGACTTTGCAGTCCTTGGCGTCAGGGCCAGCTTTGACGACCACGCCAGTGCCGGTTTGCTTCTCGCGCAGCAGGATGAAAAGCTCATGTTTTTCCATGTCTGGTCGCACGATCAGACAGTCTTGAAGGGCTTGTAGGCTCATTTTTTGGATTTCTTTGGGTTTGTTTTCGCAGCTTCCCGTTTTACCGAGTACGCGATGGCAACTGCTTGCTTCACGGGTTTGCCTGCTTTGACCTCGGCAGATACGTTTTTGCGGAAGGCTTTTGGGCTTGTGGACTTCACGAGTGGCATGTCATGCTCCCATCCAAGATGTTGCAATTGACCCGTTTTGTGCGTTGATTCGCCGGGTAGCGGTGCGTTCATTGTACTCCCGATGTGCCACGGGGAACGCAAAGGTCACGGCAATCGCATCGGCCGCATCGGGTGACGCCAGTCCACGGGCTTTCATTTCCTTTTTACCTTCCAAGAATATGGTACCGGCCGAGTTGGGCTTCTTCATCGGCCCGACCAGGTCGGCTTTGAGCAGGCGGTCGTTGGGGATGGACGCTGACTTGAGCCAGTCGCGCATGGCGCCCCACATCTCTGCTCGTTTGTTGCCCCACATGATCGGGTTCTTCGCTTTCCAACCAAAATTCACCCCGCGCACTTTGTACCGCTGCTCGTTGAGTCTGTCAAGGATGCCGTAGCCCAGGCCACCCTCGTCGATCATGGTCATGGCGGGCTTGAACTCCTCGATGGCGTCGATGACGTGGCCGACCACGGTCATGGTGTCGTCGCCTCGGTAACGCTTGACGGCCACGATGTCACGGCCTCGGCGCACGGCGATCACGGTGCTGTCCATGCCGCCCCGGGCCGGGTCCACGCCGATGACCACGGGTGCGGTCATGTCCTTGTAGGCTGGGCGCTTCATGGCGTCGTCAACGATGTGTGGGCTGATGAACTGGTCTGCGCCGCTCTTGGGGAAGTCACCGTAGACCTCGACCCGGGCCTCGTCCGAGTCCTCGCCGTACTCTTCGATGATCTGCTGGTAGATCGACTTGTCGGTGCCCTCGACTGTACGGGCGTCGATCTTCTCGCTCTCCCAGAAGTCCCGCTTGTTGCCATCCACGGCCTCGTAGAAGTACCCGGTGTTGCGCCGTCCGTTGGAGAACGCGAGCCAGTAACGGTCAAGGATGTTCTCGGTAAAGAAGCCCGCAGCCACGGACCAGATCGAGTCTGGGATACCCGACGCTTCATCGAAGATCACCATCATGCCGTCCATGTTGTGGACACCGGCGTAGGCGTCTGGGTTCTCCTCCGACCACAGCTTCCCCTCGGCGCCCCAGTAACGGGTGCCCTTCTTGAGGTCACGCTCGACCAGCTCGGTCAGCCATGCGGCCGGGTTCAGGCTGGTGGCCGTCGGCTCCCACCAGTGGGCGTTGATGCTCATCGTGACCCACTTAGTCAGCTCACCCCATGTCACTTTACGCAACTGGTTCTCGCTGTTAGCCGACACGATGACAGACGAGCCTATCCGGGTGGTCAGCATCCACAGGATCAGCCAGCTCACCAAGGCTGACTTCCCCACACCGCGACCAGAGCTAACCGCCCGGCGCAGGGCCTCGATCAGCTCACCCTCGCTCAGTCGGCCACGGTTGTCCTTGATGAACTGGGTGATCCTGCGCAGTGCTCTCCTCTGCCACGCCCTGGGCGAGCGGAAGTGCTCCAGCGGGGTGTTCTTCTGCCCCCACGGGAACGCGAACAAGACGAACGCCTCTGGGTCGTCCTTGATGGACGGTGACCAGAGCTGGCTCATGAGGAGCTGCTCCTCCTCGGGTGAGTAGCGCATCCGCTGCATTACAGGTCCAGTATGGCCGAAACAACGGCCACGACAACGTAGATCACCAGCACTGCCAGGATTATCTTAATCATCACTGCTCTCCAATCTCGGGGTTACGTCCACCACCTCAGCCTCGATCACCCGCGCTTGGGCTTGGGCCAGCGCCTCAGTGATCGAGATCGTCCCGCCCAGCTCGATCTGCTTGGACTCGCCGTAGCGCTTCTTGTTGTGCGCACCCATGAGCCACTTACGAGTGTCGATCCTCAACTTGTCCCTGTTGACCGTATCGTTCGATGACGGGTCCATCGCACCCACGCCATCGGCAATCTCAAGAATCTCCCCGGCAATGAACTCGGTGCGCATCTCCTGCGCTTCCTTGAATCGCTCATGCCTTTGGGGGTCACGCTTGATCCAGCGCAGGAAGTCCTCATAGGACACCAGGCGATGGTCATCCTCAATGAGGGATTGAAGGGATCGGCCCCGGTAGATGTCTTCGATGACGCGCTCGAAGATTTGCTCATATTCGAGATGACGCAGGGCTTTGGCCTCCGCTGTGGGCTTGGGAGGCTTGGGGTCTGGGCACGACAGCCAGCTTGGCAATTGTGATTCACTGGTGACAACCGTGCCTACGAACGAAGTATTTGCTTGTTCCATAGTGGGTGTGAGTGTACAGCGGATTCGGACTTGTGGGAATACATGAATAACTGAACCCATTGGGTTTTTCATTTGCAAAAATTTTTCACAGGTTCTCTGGGGCCACCG